AAGAAAAGTCCATCAAATTCTGAGTTGTAGGTCGCGGCAGTTGTTGATTCGAATAACCCAACTCTTTTAATTATGTCCGTTTCAATTTGAAAATTTGAAAAACTAGCCTCAAATAACTGACTTTTACCTGGTTGGTATGTTGCGTGTTTTTTTGTTTGTCTAATAACATATCCTGATGTTCCTGCCGACATTCTTACTCTTGCAAATTCTTCATTAAATATTGATGAACAAGTCCCACCTGTTACTTCATCAACTATAAGGGGATTTTTATCTAAATTATGTTTTACATCCAAAATACTTGTTATTGTAGAAACTCTAAGTCTACCAAAAGCATCAATATTTGGACTATCGGAATAAGCAATTTTATTGTTATATATGTAACTCATTTTATATTAAATATTATACCAATTATTACCTCTTGCAATTATTTGTAAAGACATATAGTTAATATTCATATCAACATAATTATATCCATCAATACTTTCACCCACTTGAGGAATTATTCTAATTCGTTTAAGAGGTGCACCACAATAACCACCCTCATCTTTTATGAATAAAAATCTACCATCTAATCCTACCGCACTTGGAAGTGTTATGTTTACAGGTCCGTTATAATTTACTCCCCAATATGTATAATCTGTAGTTGCTGTATATGCAGAACTTGTAATAACGGTTGTCTTATAATTAACAAACGCACCATCATTTACCGAATCAAAAGGTTCAATCCATTGGGATGAGTTTGAGTCAACAAACCATACAAGTTCAATTCCATCATTGGTATTATACCATCTGTCACCCTGAAATAAAGTAACTCCTGTTGGAGGTGTGTCTTGGGTATAGTATCGTTTTTTCCATTCTGCTGTTCCACCTGAATTTACACTCGTTAGTGTATATCCACTATCAGGGGCTCCTGATAAAGTGAATCCACTTGTTACATTTAAATTTTGAACATTAAGTGTTCCATTTATTGTTCCACCTGTTGTTGACACAAGTCCTGACAAAGTGATTGTAAAACTTGAATAAACATCTACCCTGTTTTGAGATAATGTTATATTTCTACTTCCGTCATAAGTAAAACCTGTAACATATGATCCTGATGATGCGCCACTTACAGGACCCCATACAGCATTTCCTGATCCATCTGAGGTTAAAACATACCCTGGTTGTTCACTTCCATCACTATAACGAAAAGAATCGTATATACTAAGTCCTGATGAGAAAATGGGATTAACAGGTATAGTTCCACCTATTCTATATACAACTCCTGTAAATAAATCAGATTGTAATACATAATCATATGTGTCTTTAACTAACTGATTGGATATGTTTGCCATTACTTAATAAAATACTTAACTATCTATTTTTAATAAATAGTCAATTTTTCAGTTACCATAATTATAATTAGAGTAACTATTTAATAAATAAATGGCAGTATTTTGTTACACTTGGGATAATGCGGATGTTTACTGGAATACGGTTCATTTAACTTGGGCCGAATTTTGTATCATAACTGATATCACCAAAGGAGGTGCAACCAAATCCCAATTCATTCAAAGAATAAGAAAACTTAACAAAGATGAAAAACAAATCATCATTGGTTTATTTGCAAGGATCTTTGAAGAAGACAAAGAATTTCAAACAAGGGTAAACAAACACAAGAACACAAATGTTAAAGTTAGAATTAAAGATATTGAGATGTTTTTAAAAGAAGCGAAAAACATAGATGTCCGTATATTTATAGATAAAAAAGATAATGAGTTATAAATTATATACAGACAAACCTAATAAGTTCAGTTGTAATATTGAGGTGGATGGAACTTCTTTGGCAAATTCTAAAGTTCGTTTGGTTATCGAGTCTGATAATTTTAATTATATGTTTAATGGTGTTATTTATGAAAACGGAACTTGTGAAGTAAATATTCCTAAAACAAAAGGTTTTTTAAGTGAAAGTAATAAAGGTCTTATGAGACTCGAGGTGATTGCTGATGATGTATATTTTGAACCTTGGTCTTCAGAATTTCAGGTAAAGGCTAGTAAAAAAGTTAATGTTGTTGTTGCCGAACAAGTAGAGGATGTTAAACCTAAAATCAAAGTTGAGGTTAATCAAGAACCTGAAAAGAAGATTGAAAAACCAATTGTGGAAAACAAAAAACCAGTTTCAACAAACACTTTGACTAAGAAAGATCTTATCAGTCTTTTTGGAAAATCTAAATAATTTTTTTAACCTCATAACGATATCCGTTATTTGAATTTACCTCGAATATTTCTTTGACTCGATTTGCTTCATTTTGATCCACAAATTCCCAAATTTCGTGAGTTGACGGATCTAATATTATTACGGGCATTTCCTTACCCTTTGTATTTTTTACATATTTTATGATGATATACATAAAATAATATTAACCTATAATCGAAAGATAATCAATAAAAAAAAGGTGTCTTTCGACACCTTTTCTTAGATACTGGAATACCCCCTTCCATTGACTCATTTATGGTCTGAGTTCTCCCACTACAGGAGCATATAGCCGATCAGCCCAAGTCCGGCTTTTGAGAAACGAGTTTTTTATTCAGCATTTCCTCAGTATCTTTGATCCTTGATTTATACGAATCAAGAATCGGACAAATCTTAGATTGAAGTTTTCTTTCAAAATCAGAATTGAATCCATTATCTATAGCATAATCCAAAGAATCTTTCATCATAGAAGTCAAATCATCACCTTCACCCATAAAGGATCCGCTTTTCTTTGACTTTAATATTCTATTAAACGCTTTTGAGAATTTAGATACAACATAATCACAATCAAGATCTAATAATTTCTCAACACTTAAATCAGTATCTTCATTAAAGACTTTAACAACATTGTTAACCCACCAAGAATCTTTGTCACCATCTAATTTTTGTGCAATATCTGAGGTCATTTTGCTAACCAACATTTTTTGTGCGTTTGGTACTTTTTTACTTAAGTAGTTTAGAAGATTCTCACCTGTTGTTTCTTCAGTAAGAATTGTTTTACCGAAGTTTTGTTTTGACATATAATTGAATTCATAAATGACATCTCTCAAAAATTGATCGATCTTATTTGATTTTTTGAAAGACTCAACAACAAAGTCAATTCTATTTTTCATAATTTCACCTTCAAGTTTTTCGATTCTACGAGTTTCTTTTATGTTCAAAAGATTTTCGTGAATACTATATTTTAAACTTTGCTTTCTTGTGTTAACTGATTCTTTCAATTTTTTGATTTCTTTAAGTTTGTTATGTAATGACTCTTTTAATGAAACAGATTCAGCCAAACTGAATGATCTTTTTCTTTCATTAGGGTCATTTTTGGATATATTTGTTAATTGGTTCATAACTGAATCTATTCTTTTTCCGAAGTTTTTATTTGACCTACATTGTTTAATATATCTTTTATATTTTTCTTTAAGCGTGGGTTCCATATCACAATTTTGGATATAAATCGAATAGAAGGTATCGACAGCTTTTCTACAATCACCTTTTGTAATTGTTCCAAATTGTATTTTACCTTCAGGTCCATTCATTCTCTGTATTAATGTATCACAAGAAACATCTTTTCTCAATTCATACATAAAATAATCTGTTTGAAATGATCTAGGTTCCAATTCTCTTAAGTTGTGAGGTAAATATTTGTAAACTTCTCCCATATCAATTTCATCACTTTTTAACCATCCTTGCTTACTATAAAAAGCAATTTTTTGATCTGTTGTATTCGCAGAAACCTCTTGAGATCCGGTTCTTCTTGTGTAAAGTATCTTTTCCCCCAGTTTGAAGTATCTTGGAGAAACCTCGGATAAATCTGTTTGAACATAAACTCCATCTGCTATTTTCCCAAGAGGGGCACATCTGTCTTTAAATTCAGGAACATCAACATCATTACAAGCTTCAGATCTACCTTTCTTTTCAACTTGATATTTGATGAAGTCTATTTGATCTAAAGTTCTCTTTTTTCCTGGTTCAGGCGATGGAGTTGGAGCGGGAGAAGGTTTTGGTTGATCTCCACCTTCTACTAATGCTTTACATTTCCACTTATTACCTTTTTTTAACTTTTTATCTTTTGTATAAACATCAAATGTTCCATCATTTTTATAGTAAATTGTATCACCGGCAGAATATAATCCTGTAGGATTTCCTTCAGCATCTTTTGAATCTTCTTTAGCCTCTTTTCTCAATACACCATCACCACCATCCTTTGGAGTGATATACATTGTTCCTTGTAATCTCGGACAAGCCGTAACTTCCTTTCCCTCAGCATTCTTTTTCTTCAAAGATCTTGCATTTAATAAATCGACAGGTAATTTCATACCTGATGTTTTCTTCTCTTCAGCGGGGGCTGTTGATGTAGAAGATCCTGAACCCTTAGAATCCGAAGATGTTGTAGAGGTTGGCGCATATGATGTCATACCAGGTTTTTTGTCAAACTCAGTATTAACCTGTGTATCAGCTTGTTCTTTTATTAATTTTCTTTTCATTATTTTATATATAAATATATCATTAATCGGAGTCTTCTTCGCCGGATACCCAATCAGCATATGGATTTACATCAACTTCACCCTCTTTCTTTGGTTCTTCTTTACCACAATCAGCAATTATTTTGTCATAGACTTCTTTAGTGATTGTTGTATCATAACCCTTTTCTTTTAGTTTTGCCTCTGTTTTAGGACCATAGAATCCATCTGTTTTGATCCCCCCTAAACATTCTTGAACTTTACCTATAACTGCCTTATTACTACAGAATTTTGTGAACGGGAAATCTGAACAATATTTATAAGAACCTGTAGATTTTTTTGATGAATCATCTTTCTTTTCGTCCTTTTTTTCTTCACTACCCTTTTTTTCATCCTTTTTATCTTCAGGCGGTATTGAGACGACATCATCTATAGTTACTACTTCACCAGATTTATCATAGGTTAATTCTATTTTATTCTCTTTGATGAGTAAACCTAATTTTTTATACTTATCGACAATTGAGGATCGTTCCTCTTCGTTTACAAATAAATTTTTCATTTTTGGATTTTTATTTACACTTTATACTTCCTTTTGAGGATTCTTTATCACCTTTAAAAAAAGATCCATCTTGATTGAAGTGATAAAATCTTTCATTATCAAAAAATTGAATATAACTTCCATCATTCAATGTTACCTGTATAATTATTGAGTCGTCGTTATTCCAAGGAACTACAGAAGATCCTTTGAATTGTGCAACACAATTAGATTTTTGAGTCCATTTGTCGGCAGCTTTTTTGAATTTTTTATCAGGGCTTTTCCATCCTTCTGCTCTACAATTACCATCGGTCCAATATTTGGTTTTTATTGTGGGTGTAGTAAAACCACCAGGTGTTGTATATGTTACAGGACCACATTTATCATAGGAACCAGGAAAATCAAATTTATAGTAAGATCCGTCATTAAATTGTTGTGTACCTTTAACTAATTTATCGTTAATAAAAGTCCCTTTGTATGTTACATTATCTATTTTTAGTGTACCAACACCATTTTTACAATCTCCTTGTATACAACCTGTAGTTGCTTCGTTGATTATTGGTGCGACAAAATTGTTTTCTTGTGCCTCATACATAATCGTTTTTATTTGTTTCAAATGTTCACTTATGTTCATCTAAATTTTAATTTAAATTTTATTTTAAAGTCCTCCAGAATCTTGAGTTTTTCCAGGTAGTTTTGGAACAACAGCTTTTTTACGGAATTCTTCGGCCTCTTCTTTAGTTTTTTCTTTAAGATTTTCAGCTTCATTTTTTGCTGTGTCTAACCATTTCTCTAAGTTGGGTACTATGTGTCCAGGGTCACCGCTTAGTAATGGTACTAATACCGCTAACATAGGATCTTTTAAATATATTATTGGTATTACCCAGCCAATGTTGGCCGGAGCCCAACCTTCTTTTAATCTTTCCCAAGCTATTTTTACCAATCCACCTTGTTTTTCCGCTTCAAATGGTGATGCCGAATCTTTAGCAATATCTAATATAGTGTGTACTAAGGTCATTACAACAGTAAGTTTTAACCATCTCTTACCGGCCTCACCAACATATGTAGATGTAACACCTAATAAACCATTATTCCTATAAAGATCGACTAGTTCTGATGGTAATCTAGTACTACCAGTTCCTAACCACATCAGAAATCTTTTTCCCAAACTTTCGTTCCAAAAAGGACCTTTGTAATTTCTTGTAATATATTTATCCCAAGTTCTACCCAATATTTCACCGTAAACACTTTTACTATTTTTCCATCCTTCTTTGAGTCCTGTGGTAATTTGAGATTTAACAACGGATTTGGTTTGAGGTATATTTTTAGTTAATTTATCTCTGTATTCTTTTTTTAATAAATCTCTAACTTCGTCAAACGGACCCCCAATTGTAGCATCAACTCCTTTGTCTATAGAAGATAGAGCACTATTTTTAGATGCCTTTCCACTGTTAACATCACTTATGATATCATCATAAAAATCATCTAATATTTTTTTTTGGGATGGGTCTATTGAACTCAAAACCTTTGGTCTCAAGTATTCAGAAAACTCTTTTGATTCATCAGCGGCTTTTTTAAGATTTAATAAAAAATCTGCCTCATCTCCATTTTTTGCCGCAACTTCTGCCGCTGAAATAAAGTTATCAAAATTCTTGGACAATTTTCCTGATCTTCTGATTGATAAACTTTTTGCGGCTTTTATTGCATCATCTAATAATAAATGCCATTGCTCCAAAAGAAGTTTATTTCCCATTAGTCTATTAATGGAATTTATTTCAGTTATAAGTAATATTTTATTTTTTTTCATTCAAAAGAATTTCTTATCTATTTTATAAATATTATAATTTTTTTATTTTACATTCCTCCAGGATCTTGAGGTCCTTTAGAATCTTTAGTCCCACCAGTTGGTATTTTGGGAGTTTTAACATCCTTCTCAAATTCTTTACTTTCGTTTTTGATTTGATCTCCGATATATTTGAGATTTTTTTCCAAATCATTATAAATTTCCCCTAAAATTTCTAAAGCCCTATTATCACTTTTACCTCTAATAACTGTTCTAAGTCGGGGCTTTATAAAATTCCAAACTTCATCAATATGTAATATTGGTATCATCCATCCCAAATTAGCAAGTGTTAATGCTTTATCCATTCTATCCCCTAGTATTTCCCCAGTATCTATCTCAGGATAATCAGTAAATATTTCCTTTAAAAACTCAATAGCTGATAGAATCAATGATGTCCACAAAAATCTTTTTGCCATTGATCCTGATATGTATCCTACAGGACCTATCAAACCACTTCTTTCAAATATTTCTTTATATTCCCTCCGTAGTACTGGTCTACCGGTAATCACCCACGCTACCAATCTTTTGAAGTCTTCCATTTTCCAATTGGGTGACCAAAAGTTTTGTTTTCTTAATATTTTTCGAAATATATCATAATAAAAAGCGGGTGCCTTGGATTCAATAAAACCTACTTTGAACTCTCTACCGAAATCCTTTACGGTTCCTATGTTTACTGATAATTTTTTTGTAATTTTATCTCTATATTCTTTTTTTAATAAATCTCTAACTTCGTCGAATGGTCCACCAATAGTTGCGTCAACACTTTTGTCCATTTTTAGTAATGCGTCATTTTTGGATGTCTTTCGTTTAGTAAGATCATCCATTAAATCATTATAAAAATCATCAAGTATTTTTTTCTGTTTTGAATCAATGGATGCTAAAACCTTAGGCGTCAAGTATTCGTAAAATTCTTTTGATTCGTCAGCGGCTTTTTTTAGATTAAGTAAAAAATTTGCTTCATCTCCATTTTTTGCCGCAACTTCTGCCGCTGAAATAAAGTTATCAAAATTCTTGGACAATTTTTCTGATCTTCTGATTGATAAACTTTTTGCAGCTTGTATTGCATCATCTAATAATAAATGCCATTGCTCCAAAAGAAGTTTATTTCCCATTAGTCTATTAATGGAATTTATTTCAGTAATTAAATTTATCTTATTAGTTTTCATTTGTCGACTCTTCTCTTATTTTTTTTAGTTGTCTTATAGTTTCCTCTTCAGTTTCATAAGGATATGGTGTTAAATCAATATTATTTTTATCTATGATTTCTCCAGCTTTATCTGCCGATTTTTGTACAATCTCCTCATCCTTTCCCGTTAATATTGATTTCATTTCTCTAACCATTTTCATCAGATCAGATTTTTCTCTTTTATCTAAATTCGTGGCATTTGGTATTAAATCTCTATTGACCCAAACATATAGTTTATCTGCAGTGTAAGGTATACCTGCAATTTCTATTACAATCCTACTTAATGTTATTAAACCTTTTTTATTCAAAAACGAATAGAATCCTAAGACATTTTTTGGTGTTAAAGTTTTTAGTTTAGATACAAAATTTTTCACCATTCTTTTCCTTGTGAGTTTTTCTAAAGTTGGTGCCTCTTGACTTAAATCTTTAAATATTTGTTTCAAATCTTTCAATTGGATTTTATTAATTTTCTTCTCTTTGAAAAGTTTTATCAGTTTTTTTGTTCCCTCTACACCTAATTTTCTGAATGATGGGTATTTTTTTAAATAAGTCATCAACTCAACACCTGGTATTATTGATAACGCACCATATATCGTTGCTGTATATAAATCACCTTCTTTATAGTATTGATATGCATCTGTAACACCTGCAATGGTTGATACCCCCAATAGAAATGGAGACGCTGGAGTTGGTATCATACCCAAAATTCCAGTTGTTAATTCAACCCATTGTAAAACTGAATGTTTATCTTTCCAATTAGGTAAAAGATTTTCGGCCATCCAATTGTTAACCTTCATCATACCCAAATTAGGACTTAGTAATACTTGTTCTGTCAAATTCTCAGAATATGTTTTTGATAAATCATAATTCATTAATAAAATTACCCTATCTACAGATGAATTTGGCATAAAAACTTTTTTTATAAATACTTGTTGTGGATAGAAAAATTTTTATATCTTTGTAAAAAAATATGAATATGGAAAAAGTATATAACAAGAAAACAAGTACTTTTCATAATATCGATATAATTGAGTCTTTCGATAGTGAAAAGGTTGTTTTTACCACTGACTCTAAATGTTTTCCATTGACAGATGTTTGTGTTATGTCAGGAGAAAAATTTAAAATATTGTGTGGTAAGGTGTACGATAAGTCAACTACAGAAACCGACCATTCTGAATTAGATTTGTATTTTAAAAATGTTAATTTCACTCCTTGGGTATATGGTTCAGAAGAAGAAACCAAAAAAGTTTTACAAGAAATTAGACTATCTAATCACACTAAATCTTGTGTAGACAAAAATAAAAAGACTATAAAAGAGTATTTGCTTTCCCCCTTGTCAAACCTGTGGTCCACTTTGGCTCGTCCTTGGACATCAAAGGGTTAGCCTTACCCCTTTTAACTCCTGTCAACCACTTGGTTACAGAAGGATAAGATCCACCTCCACCACCAGTAGATGATCCACCAGTTGCGGCATCCTGCTCACCCAATTCAGCATTTGGTAAATCGGATTCTTCTTTGGTGTAGTTAACCAAAATATTTAGTATCTTATCATAAGAAACTTTCATTAGAATATTTCTGATTTTGGTAATCTATCTGAGTGAACAGTATAGTATTCATTTAAAAATGCGATTATTTCTTCATCACTAAACTCAACATCTTCTACATCGTAAAAATTATCTGAGTCTTCTTCATCTATTAAATCAAAATTATTTGAATCAACATTTAAAGAATACGCAAAATCCTTTGTTTCAATAAGATCTATCTCATCTTGTCTGATGTAATCATCTTCGTCTTCTGTTGTTCTAAAACTAACTTCTAAAATCTCATTTTGAACATCGACATAGTATGACACTATTTCCTTAATTTCCATAACTATCAATCTTTATTACTTTTGAGTATTTGTCTCCTCTTTTTATAATATTAACTCCATTGATAAAGTCGGTTTGTTTTTTTCCAAGAACATCAAAAATTTCAACTTCCAAGTTATTTTCATAAAATGAATTGATTGAAATTATTGACAGATTTTCTTTGTAACCATCAAAATCAATTTCACTTAATTTATAATATATAGTCTTATTTCTTTCAAAGTTTGTGTCAGTATATGAATATTGTGATAGTGTTGTTGAGTTTCCATTTGATTCAATTCTTATTGGATCAAAGAATGTAACTAAGTCATAACTCTTTGTTAATTCAAAGTAATCTGAGTTTCTTTCTGTTGCGGTTGACCACATTAACTCATTTACATTTTCAATTGGATTATAAGACCCCTCAAAGTTTAAAAGTTCAACAGGTAAAGCAGATGTGTAGATTAAAGGACAGGCCGAGAATTGAGCACAATTTGGTGTCCAAGTATAACATATGGTATACCAAGTAAAAGGAACTAATGTTGTGATGGTAGCATTTGTTGATGTTGGAACAATGGTTCCTTGGGTTATTAATTGGGTTCCAAGAGAATCAAAAATCTGAAAACTTAAACTATTATAAAGTGGAAATGGTCCACATAATCCACTCACTAAAATAAAACTTAAATTTACAGGTCCTATGTTGAAATAATTGAAACAAAAGGTTACAGCGCTAGGTTCACCTGATACCCCTATTGGTGATGGAAATGGTTGTTGAGTGCAAGCAAAAGATCCTGCTGGTATAGAAACCGCAACACCGATAACAGGACCTGGAAGTTGTGAATATACTTTTGACCCTATAAGTATAAACAACAGAATCAATAATATTTTTTTCATTTTAGTTGAATTTTTTAAACCTATTGAACATATCTGAAATTTCATTTATCTGACTTTTGAAGCTCTCTTTTTTTGATTCTTCAAGATCCAAATTTTCTACATAGTCAAATGATTGATACTTAGGAAAATCACCCATTTCTTCATTCATTCCACATTCACAAAGTCCTTCAGCAAATCCACACTCTGAACACATACTCTCTTTCATACCACATTCACACATTTCTTCACTCATACCACATTCAGAACACATTTTTTCTTCATACATTTCTTTTCCGCATTCAGAACATTCGGATTCATTAATTCCCATATGTTTATATGCTGTGACATTACCTTTGTTATTTACAGTAATTCCGTTTTTATCGTTTGCTAAGTCCTGAACATATAATTCAGAAACACCAGGTTTAATATAATTTGTAACATACCCATCATAAACCGTTTTATGTCTATCGAGTATATTTTCCCTTTCTTCGGGAGTTATTTTCATAAAATAAGCGTTCATAGTTTTTTATTATAAATATTTTAATTTATTTGGAACTCATCCAAGTGATTAATATTTGACTTGCATCTTTTTGCATTTGTCTATTAATATTTTCTGGATCAGGATTTTTTTTCATATCTTCTAAATGTTTAATTGCCCCTCTGACCATAATACTTTGTGTTTCATCTGCAATGTCTAAAAGTTGGTCATATTGTTCATTTTCCTCAGTATTAGAATCATACTTATGGATTGAGTTGATTCTATCATTACCCATCCAAAGGTAGGATGAGGCTCCGAACATATTAACTATTCCTGATTTTCTTAGTGTTTCTAAAAATTTGAACAATACCGCCATTTTATAATATTTGGCGAGACCCACACCTCTCATCAAGTTTTTTTCTTTCTCAAAGGACTCTTTAATTTTTTTCTTTTGGATCCTGTCAAAGTCAGATTCTAAAACCCATTTATCAACTTCTGATAATAATGATAAATCACGACCATTGTCCCAACTTACATATATAATAATATTGTCCTTAGAAAATACATCAGGCCCAACTCTTTTTACAGTTCCTCTTGTTAGTGGTGTAACACCAAATTCGTCTTTCATATCAATACAGACAATTCGGTCACCTTTTTTTACCTCAGGATTTAACATTTAATTTGTTTTAAAATAAATACTTTGAATATTTATATTTTATGAGACAAATAATTATAAATGAGTCGCAATCCAAGTTACTTTTATCTGAAGATGTAATGGATAGAATTTCTTCTACGGTAGACAAAACTTATAACTACGGTAAAAGTATTATAAAACAAGCTTCTGAAATTACAAAGATTGATTTGAAATTTTTGTCCACTTGGGGTGCCGCCATTGGTGGATTTTTAGCTCCGATGAACGATATAATCGAAGGAGAATATCCCGAGATTGGTGATGAAAATAAAATTCTTATATTATTGGCTGTTGTTTTAACATTTTTCTTTGAGAATCAAGTTCAACTAAAAAAGATAACAGAAAAAATAAGAGAAGAAGGTTTGGGTGATGTATTATTACAAGTAATTTACAAAGCTGAGGTTTTAAGAAATGCTTTTGTAAGTTTTGTGAATAGTTTGTCTTTTACCGTTGGTAAATTATCAAATATGATGAGTTATTGTTTTTTGATTCCAATAATTCCAATCATAATTAATATGGGTCAAAATTTTCAATATATCAGTATTGACGAATTGGTAAAAAGAGTTTTGGCTTATGGTTTGATGACAATGTCAGGTCTTGCTTTGAGAGATGTTCTCAAAAAGTTGGGGAAAAGATTATCTCGTTGATTTGTAATAATCTTCCAATTGTGATAAAACCTTTGTCATTTGATTTTGACTCAATCCGTGTTCATATTGGTGGGTTTGAAACCAATTTCTTGCAACATCCATAAAAGGAACCTTTTTTAATTTTGAAATTCTTTTAAATCCGGCAACTTGAGCTTGAAGTTCGTGAGGTTGTATGTAGTAATTAATTTTAGATTTTGATTTTTTGGATGGTAGTTCCCCTTTTATATCTTGTTTGTAATGTTCCAATTCGTGTCTGATGGTTTCATTAAGTTCATAATGAAGTTCATTTAGAAAGTTTGGGAACTCTTGTGGTTTAAATAAAATCAAAACATTTATTTGAGAATCTTCATCAATATATTCAGCATTTACAATAAACGGTTTTTCTAAATCTCTGTTTTCTTTGATTTCAACATCTAATGATAAATCATAACCTTCGTCAAAGTCATAAAAATATTTACCAGTAATATCTTCTGGTAATCTATATGTCTTTGAACCCTTTTTATGATTTTTAACTAAAGATATAATATCTGAAGCTATTTTCCTTGTTTCAACTCTCATAGTTTTTGATTCAAATATACGAGATTCATTCAAAGAATCCAAAATTTTATATTCAGGGTCAACTATAACACTTTCAGCAATTTTAAGAAAATTAACAATAAAAAGTTCTAATTCTTTTTCGATTGTGTGTCTTATTCCGAATGGTAATTGTGAGTTTCCAAGAGATTTCATATTTTTTAAGAAAATACCATTTGTTCCTAACTTCGTGATATCAATACCTACAAATTGTGTAAGTTTTCTTTCTCCAACACGAATCATTTCCCTTTTATTCATTAAACGAATTTTATATTTGAAAGAAATGGGTAGTCCAACAACTTCTCCATTAAAGTCAAAAACCCTATTTTCCAAAAATTCTTTTGATCTTTCTAAATGTTGTGGACTCATATTGATAAATATGATTGAATTTGATATATTATATCCAAAATCATAGGTATTATGTCCAAAATCAAAACTTTATCCTCCCAACACCCTGAATTATCATTTTCATTGTTAGATGCTGTTAAAATGATTGATCCATCAGGTGACAAAAGGACTTATTGTGAAGTAATTTCAAAACTTATTCAAAACAAGTTCAATGAAAGATACAATGAACACAGAATAAATGATTATATATCTGATCTCAAAAGAGAGTATGAAATGACTGAATTTGATTACCCAAATTCAAACAATTTTTCATTAATACTTTTCTGTTTGATGTTAAATGAATTTATTGGTCTTGAAGTTCATAAGTCAATCAAAAAATTGCACGAATATAGAGAGAAAAAACTAATCAACGCTGATATTACAAAATATAATTCTGTTGAAGAAATTTATAATGATATAACCGTTGCTGAAATAAAATCAGTTCAATCAGAACTTTATAAAATGGTTGAATTGGTTTTTGAGGATAATGAATGGTTATTAATTCGACCTTTAACATACGAATCATCAAAAAAATATGGTAGTGGAACAAAGTGGTGCACAACATCGGCAACTAATGATGAATATTTTTACAAGTATTTCCAAGGAATTTTAATTTATGTTATAAATAAAAAAAATGGATTAAAGGTTGGGGTTCACGCAGAATTGGAAAAAGGAATTTATAATAACTTAAGTTTTTGGAATCAAAAAGACGAAAGGATTGATTCATTAGATTCAAGATTACCATCTGAAATTTTGAAAAAAATTAAAGACGAACTTACAGGTAATCTTTCAAATAGAAATATTGCAGAACTAAAAGGATTTAAAACTGAATATTACAGTCAAAAAGAAGAATATTTGTTAAGAGAATTTGCTGTTAATGATACACTTACACCAGTACCTATCGATCCCCCAACGATAAGATTTGAACCTAATACTGTTACTAATGATTTTAGGCCTGAAGCTCAAGAGGGTGTTGAATTTGATAGGGATTTTGCAATCGATATACGAAGATATACAACAAATATTGCTTAATCCAAGAACTTTACCTTAAGTTCCAAATCACCAGATCCTTTTATAATTCTGTGATAAACACCCTGAGGTATAAAAATTTCTTTACCTTCTTTAAGATCGATTGGTAATTCATTATCCATTTGAAATTGCCAATCGGTCTTGTGGGTTGGGGTGATCAACCTATCTTGTTCATCAAAATGCCATTTTAATTCATTCTCTTGAACATTTTTGTCAAATTTTCTTAATCTGACTTTTTCTTCTACTTTTTCTAAAAAAGGTAATTGCTCCATTACCAAGTCCTCGAAGATTTAAGACCCAATTTTTTTGCAAATCTCCCAACATTGCAGCTCCAATACCCTGCAGTTGTTCTATCTTTTTTCTGAGAACATTTGTGACGAGCTGTAAAAGATTTTGCGGCTTTTTTATTTCTGTTTCTAACTCTCAAATTTGGATCACCAAATGTTACTTTTTTGATTCCTCCACCAGGTGATTTAACATAAACCGCAAATTTCTTTGGTCCTCCTGGTGTTCTAAAAGGAGAGTTTAATTTTACTTTTTTTCCACGATGTTCAGCCTCCATAATCATATCTTCCTCTTCTTCAATGGGAGCATCCAACCAAACTTGGCGACCATTTTCCAATAAAACAGATTTCCCAAGATTAGATTCAACGATCCAACGATCTTCTGAACAAAGACTAATGTGTCCGCTTTCATATAAATTTCTTACTTCGTTTATGAGATTAAAATAAGAATCGGAATAAATTCTGAATACATTCTCAGATAATGAAAGTTTATTATCGATATGGTATTTTAACTCTGAGGATATCTCTACATTTTCAAGTAGATTCATAGATTGATTTACTTCCTCTTGTAATATTTTTTTAATTAATGATTCTAATTGTTTTTCCATTTGTTATAACCAAAAAAAATTATTATATTTGTAACATATATCAATAAATATGACGATGTTATTTAATATTTTAGTTGCCATTGCCAGAATTTATTTGGGCATTAAGTTTCTTTGGGTTTTGATTATGAATCAAGTCAATCCTGAGAATTATCCCTTAGAAAGTCTTCAGTGGTTTTTATATTTTATGATATTTGATATTTGGTTACACTCCATTTCAAGAAATGTAAAAATGAATGACGATGAAGAAGGAAAAGATTTTACTTAATTTTGTTCTGGTTTAAGAACCGTAAGTGCTTCAGGATATTCAACATCTAAGAAAGCTTCATTTTTATCGTCATAAGGTATGTTTTTTAGAACATATCTTATGGCATTTAGTCCTGATACTCTTTTATCTATCGCATCTAAAACAACCCAAGGATTGTTCAAAGTTGAGGTTTCATCAAACAATTTATCTTTATATCGGGTAAATTTGTCCCATAAATCTTGCATTTTAGCGTCAGATTCCGAGTATTTCCACTTTTTTAAGGGTGATTCCTGTCTGGCTTTAAATCGTTTAGCCTGAGTCTCCTTATCGATTGAAAACCATAGTTTAAACAGGTAGTCCCCATCCTTTACAAGATCATTTTCAAAGGTAGCAACATTATTCATAAAGTCTTTATACTCCTCAGGGGTTCCATAACCAGCAACAGGTTCAATAAGTCCTCTATTATACCAACTTCTATCAAACAGATTGATTTTACCCTTCTCAATTTGATTTCTATATCTATCCCACCAATTTTTTCTTTCTTCTAAAGTAGGTATACCCAAAGCAATAATCTTATAACCTATTTTAAGATTCAGATTTTCTACAAACTTTTTAATTGTGGATCCTTTACCAGCACTATCACGACCTTCAAAAACTATAATGAGTGTTTTATTTGTTTTTTGTAACCACTCTTGTAGTTTTAATAATTCTACCTGTAATCCAAATAATTCTTTTTTATATACCTTTTTTGAAACAACTGATGGTTCGACTGGTTCTAACGAGTAGTCATCAAATCCTGGTTCTTCTATATCATAAGTTACTTTTTCTCTTTTTTCTAAAGATTTTAGAAGTTTTTGAAAAAATGACTCCACATTTTTCTTCTGATTTCCTTTTAGTTTTAGTATTTTTTTAAGTCCTCTATCTAAAAGATTATAATCAACAATTTTGTTTTCACCTTGTTCGAGAATCTTATCCAAAATACCTTTAATCTTATTAGACATAAGGTTATTTTGTTCCAATTCCATAGAAATACGAGACATAATCTCCTCTTTTGAGGGTTGTTCGTCCTCTTTGATAATTGGGTTAATACCCATAATACTATGTATTCTATTTAATTCTTCCTTCACAAGATTCATCTCAACTATTTTTAGAAGTTTTCTTTACCCATAAATACATCAGAAAGAAAAAAAGTGACACTCCGTAAAAAATGATATCTGTAGTCCAATAGGATCCTGTCGCATCAAGTAATAGTTTAAATAGAATATCGAATCCAAACGGAAAGAAAAAAGCAGATAACATTAAAAATATTGTGGATAAATTATTTAAAAATGTTTGTCTCCAAGTAATAATCTGCATATTTTTTTTGTTTGTGTGTTTGTTTTGATAAATATTCAAAAATCATAATATTTATTAAAAAAAATGCAAATGAAATTAGTCGTTACCGAAGAACAATTGAAAAGAGTTTTCACCAAGATTGTAAATGAAGATGACAGTTCTATGGGTATGGAAAACAAGGAAGAAAGGTGCACGAAATCTAATGTTGCCTCTCTTAGTGAGATTGTTGGTGATGATGAAGATGTTTTCGAACCATATACTAAGAGTGTTAAAAAAAGAAAAAGAGGGATCAAATCCTTTGTTGACACATTAGATCTTTTAAGAACCCTAAGAATGCATGATGATATTCCAGATAGAGGCGAACATTTAGCATATGATCTTTTGACAAATTTGGAAAGTTTCAAACAAAAAAAATATTTTGACGAGACCAACGGGGGTTGTATAAACGCTATGGATAAGATCATTGAGTTATACAAAGAGAATGAGCACGGAGAAGACTTAGTAAAAGATATAGAAAAAGTTATTCGTCATAGAGATCCATCTGATAGAGCTAAGGAATATTTGAAATCTTGTATTCGCACAATAAAAGGTAAATAATTTTTGGTCGACCCCTTGACCGGTAATTCTTTTTTATATACCTTTGTAATGTAATTCAAAAACAACTAAACAAACTAAAAAAATGGCAAAGAAATCATCTTCTTCATCCAACTCAGTCAAAATGACTTTCGGAGTTCGTAGATCTGGCAAACACGCTAAAAGGCAGAGTCCCAAAGCAAAAGCCACAAAGAAGTATCAGGGACAAGGACGCTAGTCCCCTTTGTCAACCAAATTGGACCTGTGGGTTATAATAGAGTGTTTCTCCCGAGCACGAATGTTCCCTCAGTAAAATAATAAAAACTACAAGGTTATCACGGAGCGTTTTGAATAGTGGGTTTGGCAACTTCCCCGACATAATTGAACGAATCAAAAGTCACAAAAAGGTTTGCCGGGTTTGGTGTCTTTCCCGTCCCAAAGGTTGGTTGTCCACTCACAACAGGGTTTCTAAGGTTTACCCAACACATTAAAAAACCGCGCAAGGAAAGGGAGCGACGGCTCCCTTTTTTATTTTAATAACTTTCTAATCTTATGGTCGATTTTTTGTCTTTCAGATAAAAGTTTTTTTAATTCAGATTTTTGATCAAAACTCTCATTAATTTTTTCTATCTCAATATTTTCTATCCTTGTTTCTGTAACATCTGAATCGTAAATTTCATAATAAACTTCTCTACCTTCACTTGGATAGAAATCTTCAGATCTTAAAATGTTTTTTATTGTGTTTATATCATATGAAAGTCTTTTGTTTCGATATGTTCTTACAACATAATCCCTGCTATTTTCATCAACATCAAAAACATACATTTTAATTTCAGGTCTTTTTAATTCCCCCGAAAAGTTTTTTTCTCTAATTTTGATTATGTTTTTGTCAATTAACTGAAAAATAAACTCACAATCCAATTCGTCTTTTGCTTCAACACCCAAAGGTTTTAAAATTCTTTGAGTGGTATGACAAAAGTCCGCGTCATCCCAAATATGTTCAAATGATTTAAATTCTGACATCAATTGATCGTCCTTGGTTAAAATCGAAATTAATTTCCAAATAGTGTTGTCTGAATATCTTTCTAAATTCGATTTTTTCATATAAATAAATATACTAACATATTTATTTATTATGAGACTTATAAGTGTTTTAAAAGAGGAGATAGATCGTCAAAGATTAATAAACTCAGCAATTAGTATGGATTATTCAGAACAAGATGCTGAGGATTGGGTTGACGGTTTAATTGAAAAATACAACAATTTACCAAAAACACTTACATTATATAGAATTATAAGAGCAGATGAGTTCAGGGATATTGATTTAAAGTCATTAGGATCCCACTATTCAGAATCCAAAGAGGATTTACTCAGTAATTATGAATTTTCAACTGGTATTGGTGATAAAGTGTTTCTTTTCACTGTAAAAGTCCCAAGTAGATTTGTTGATGTCCAAGAAAGTATGGAAAACAATATTTTATATCCAAATGAGAACGAAATTACCCTTTTAAATCAAGGTAAGAATGTTAAAATAGTAAATGTTGATGATGTAACTGACCATTCTGATGATTTTGGGGATTTTGAAGATGATTATTTTTCCAATTTTTAAAATATTTATTGGAAAAATAGAGAAAATATGAAAACTAAAACAAAAGCTTCATTCTTTAAAAGAATGTTTATGGATGACAACGATATTAATGAAAAGTCGATCGTTGGGTTTGGATCATTTATTATGATGGTCCTTTGTTTAGGTGTGGACTTGGTTACAGGTTATATGGGAAGACCACTTCTTATAAATGAATTCATTTTTGATGGATTTTTATGGATCACATTGGGTGCCTTTGGTATTGCGTCGGTTGACAAATATCTTACAGGTAAAAACAAAAAGAACAATGATGAATCTGATTCTACAGAAGAATCACAATAAACACAAAAAATTTAAATTATTATGGATGTTTCAAAATTAAAGGGAAAAATCCCAGACTCAGTTATTGAACAATTACCAACGGTAATATCAAAATTTGAATTAAACACTCCTTTGAGACTTTCTCACTTTTTGGCTCAGTGTTCTCACGAATCAGGTCATTTTAAAGTGTTACAAGAAAATCTAAACTATTCAGCTCAAGGATTACAAGGTGTTTTTGGAAAATACTTTCCAGGAAACTTAGAAGAGTCTTATGCTCGTCAACCTCAGAAGATTGCAAACAGAGTTTATGCAAATAGAATGGGAAATGGTGATGAGGCATCAGGTGATGGATACAAATATCGTGGAAGAGGAGCAATACAATTGACCGGTAAGGACAATTATAAAGCATTTTCCAAAGCGATTAATGAAGATTGTGTTGCAAATCCTGATTTGGTATCTTCTAAGTATTCTTTGGTATCAGCAGCTTGGTTTTTCCATAAAAATGGACTACATAAGATTGCAGATGGTGGTGCAACGGATGCTGTTGTAACTTCTGTAACAAAAAGAGTAAACGGAGGAACAAACGGACTTGCCGAAAGGATCAAAGAATTCAAAAGTTTCTTTACACTTTTATCCTAATAAAAAAGTCCCCATAAGGGGACTTTTCGTTTGAAAGGGGGATATATATAAACCTCAAAAAATGAGGAGTGGTCTTTTTCTGTGAAATAAATATATCACATTTTTAAAAAAGTGTCAATATTGATTGCAATAATGAAACTTTTTTTATTTAGGATAATTTTGTATACATTTTTAACTTTTCAGTCTCGAAGTCTACCCTATTTTTTTCAAAAAGTTCAAAAAACTCTTCATTATGGGTATCCCATTTTTTCATAAAGTTGGTATACAAATTATTAGTCACAGATACTTGATCAATTGTTTGACAAGATTTCAAAACATCTAAAATCCACTCAAACTCAGATATAATATTGTTAAGATTCAGAAATGATTTGTTCATTTTTCTTGATTTTGTTTTTTAGTATGTCTACCACAATTTCTTGATTCAAGCCTGTCTCACTATTTCTAACCATTACGAAGTTTTCTTTTGGTAATCCGATAAGAGACAGATCATCAATTGCCACCCAATGATTAGGTTGGTTTTTTTCAACCCATTTTAGAATCTCACGCTCTCTTGCCATCTCAACTTGAGACCACTCAGACATTTTTTTGGGTAAATTTTTCTCAGTAACTTCTTTTAGTCTGTCAGGATTCATTTTATGAAACTTGAAGATCTCCTTTAACTCTGATAAGTCAAATTGTAATCTCCAATCAGAAGACAATACAATGTCCAAATCAAATTGTTCAACAATTTCAGATAGAATATCACAACACTCTTGATTCCACCCATATGGAACTAATTTACCTGTTGACAAAACAATGGGTGAGTCTTCATCCCAATGGCTTTCGGTCGCTAAAACCCCGTCGATATCTAAAAACAGAACATTTTTCATTTTAACACCAATAGTTTTTTACTACATAATTATAACACTTTCTGAAATATTTTTTTTCATATTCACGAGCCTCAACTTCAAGTGGATTTTCATCATATCCGTGAGACCTGTTCAATTTACTGTAAGAACTGTAATCCTTTGATCTTGGCATTTGTAGAAAATGACAATATTCGTGAACGATTGTATTGATAATGTCTTCCACACTTGCCATAGAATTCAAATAAATCCTAATAATCTTTGTGTCTGGCTCATATTCACCAAAATCATCAGGATTCTTTTTAATCGAAAACTTCAATTCAGGTGTTCTACCGTATCTCAGGGGAGATCCGAAATTTTTGATACACCAAGTCAAACTTAGTTGAGCGAGTTTCTTTTTTTCTTTAACTTCCATCTTTTTCTTTCCCATTTAATAACACAAATTTAGTAAAAATTTATGTCATTTTAGTGGTTTTCGAAAAAAAAATTTTACCTACAGGATGACCCTCCCTGTATAATAAATATCAATCATTTACACAGGACATCCGCAATTCTTACGGCATATGCATCATTTGGTTTGAATCTAGCCTCAAATCCTGATGATTTAACTAACCCAACTGCTGAGGTTAAAACTTTATTGGAATCCCACTTAACATTCGAGTTTAAATCCAAGTCAATATATTGAACAGGTATTCCACAATCGTCTTTCAAGAAGTTTGCAACATCCAAACTTCTTGTGACTTCTCCCCATAGTTTGGTAAACCTATCTTTAATTATCGGAACTTTTTCTTCAGAATAGATAACATGCCCACCATTATTTCCATTAAAATGAATAACAATTGCTGTGACATAATGGGTTATAGTATCTTTATTCTGACTATCAGTTCCAACATAAATCTTGGTATAGGGTATATTTTTTATCTGATCTTTGATGTAAGATCCGATGTTTTCAACAACCCTTTTATTACCCATAGTCTTGTATTCCATAGGACTATACTTTTAGAATTGTCTTACCGTCAATATTTTCTATGGATTTAATTTTAACTTCTTTTTTAAGTTTACCATCAAAATATCGATTCATATCTGTTCCAACACTAATGTAAGGACCACCTGATGGATCAACAAATTCAATAGAACCATCTTCTTTTCGGCCTGTCCTAAAATAAATAAAACCAGACATTTGTATTTCATTTTCTGAAATGAGGTCAAACTGAATGTTATCACCCATTCTGTTTTGATATATCGTTTTCATTGTTTTGAATTTTTTGAGGATGGGATAAGAATCGAACTTACTCCAAAGGTTTTGCAGACCTCTCAGCCTCCACGACTAACCCATCCTTTTCTATAATACAAATATACATAAATTTTATTTATTTACAAATAATACCAAATAAAAAAACCCCCAACTTGGGGGGTCTATTTTTAAGGTTTGTGGCCCCATTTCTATATCCACATTTTGTTGGGTAACCTTTTCGTCAATAATTAGTTAAAATATATTCAAATTCAACTATTTCTGAAAATATAACTTAGAATTAACACTTTCTTTACTGTTGTTTAAAACAATGTGATAAATTCCTTCACTCAAAAATTTATTAAACATAACCTTATTAACACCAATTGATGGTCTTTCAACCCTTTCTTCTAAGATTTTTCTACCCGAATAGTCTAATACATTTATTGTAATTGATTCATCATATGTATTATTAAAGAGTATTTCAAGTTGATTTTGATTGTATGAAACTTGTGTGATTTCAAATTTACTATTACTAAACTCCACAGAAACGGGACCATATACTTTGTGAACACCATTTAAATCATATTGATGTAATACATAATATTGCATTCCGTTAGTTGGATTTAAATCCCAAGTTCTATAAGATGTTTGTGTTACTGAAAATCCGTGAGATTTTAAACTATCAATATAATTGTAGTTAACCATATCAGTTGTTCTGTGAATTAAATAATGACTTGAATTTGATTCAGTCGCTGTTGTCCAATCAAGTCTAACTTTGTCATTATGTTTTGTTGCTTTGAATTCTAAAAGTTCAACAGGTAATGGATTTAATATTCCTGTAACTGTCCACCAATAACCACTTGTCCAATCTGTATAATCATTTAATGTTACAGCATCTGGTGTTCCAATAATGTGTGTTTGATTTGAATAAAGCGGTAATTCCCAAGAGTTTGATGTGTTTAACCATCTTTGAGCTCTCATATCAATATTTCCTGATTGTGCTCTTTCAGAGTTTGCATATCTCATTGTAACATCTGCTTGTCCTGTATTACCTGAATTATCTATGTAATAAAATCTGTCGGCAATACCAAATCCTGTTCCTCCCCAAGTAGGGTTATTTATATTTGTTACTGTTGGTAATGGTATGTTTTGATTATTTGCCGGAGTTCCATAAGTTGCAAATGTTACATCGTGATTACCACTATCAATGTTATAATCCAAGAAAATTGAGTTTCCTGCTTGATTTATAAATGGAATAACCCTAAGACCTGTTGTAGACCCCATAATCCATCTAATTCTACCAAATGGAGCGACATCACTACCCAATATAGTGGACTCAGATTGAATGAATCCATTAGTTCTTGTAATTGCGCCTAAGTTTGAATTGGTAATATTGAATAACCTATTATTTAATCTTAATCTACCATTAGTTAGTCTTAAAGTATCAGTAACAATTGCGTCTGACTGAAGAGTTATATGATTTGTATTATTGATTGTTAGATCATAAAACGATGTGGTAAATAATCCTCCCAATATTTGTGTTAAAGAACCATTCATATTTACATTACTAATACCTGATGTAAAGGTTCCATTATTTATCCAATCTGTTTTAACATTTATATTAAATTTTGTATAAGGTCTACTAAATTGGAAGGTGATATTCGGTCTATAATCAGTTCCAGTACTTGGGAATGAATTGTTTGTTCCAAAACCATAACTACCTGAAATGGCGGCGTATGTATTATGTGATAATGTAACAGATGTTCCCGAAACACCCGTAATCTCGGGGTGAAATATAACTGAAGTGTTCGTACCAGGTGATGTAAAAGTTCCTGATACAGTAATAGTTGTTCCTGATATGTTTGTTACTTGATATCCTGGTGAGGATCCTGCCAAGACATAATGTCCAATTTGAATATTCGCAGCATTTGTAACCGTAATAGTATTTCCACCTATAACCCAAGTTCCTGTTGTTGATACTGATACGCCGATCCCACTGACCCACATACCTGGAACAAGATTATCTACTGTAGGTATGGTGACATTTAAAATATTGGTTCCTGTTGTATTTGTAATAACCCCAGTTGATACAACATTTCTTGGTGGGGTCATAGTTCCTGCGGGATATGATAAATTATTTCTTGTATTGATTATACTAATGAAATGTTGTAAGCCTGTTTGTTGAGTAAATGTTGGATAATCACTTGTATTAATTGTTGTCAAACCATAATTGTCCCAGCTCATATCAATAACTAGTTTATTGACGCTTCCATCCCAAGTAAATGGTGTTGATAGTGTAAAAGGAATTGTTCCTGATGTATTAGCAGTAGGGATATAAGTTGCAATATTGTAATCCATTGGTCCGTAAACAACTACAGGCGCCGGACCCACAATTGGTGGCATTGATGGGTTTGCCCCATTAAATCTAAAACTATTAAATCCACCGGTTGTATAATACATCTTGATAGTTAGATTTTTAAATATTGCTCCAGTGTTGGTATAATTTCTTTTGATGTGCATCAATAACCCATTAATTACATCACCCGTCGACATGCCTTCCGCGAGTAACTCAGTCTGAGTGTATAACCAAATATTTCTAACTTTTGCACTATTTTTGAAAGGTGCATTTTGTATGGGAACGGTAGGTGGTATTAATGTTCCGTTATTTAATTGTGCGGTATCTGAAAATGTGCTATTAACTATTAATGCCGATGTATTGTCCAAAATGGTTAAAGTCCCATTAACTGTAAGTGAACTATTATTTGGTGCGTTTACCGTAATTGTGTCATTACTTTCAATTCTTAGATTTCTCGTGGTAGCCAAAACACCAGCTTTAATAACAGGAGAAAAATTACCTGATCTTCCATTTGGTCCACCAAAACCTGGTATTCTTGCGTCATCACTAATTGTTGGAACTCCTCCACACCAATTTGCCGGATTATTCCAATCATTTGTAAATCCAAGCCAAGTTTTCCAACCAGGCCAAGCGGGAGCACAAGGAGGAATAATTGTTACAACATAGTCTTCCGTCTCACCAAATCCTGCAGGAGCACAGGGATCTATATTAGATTGGGCAAAAACTTCTCTAACTCGTAATCTAGTATTACCGGCCGCAGATGTTAAAGGAACAGTAAATGATATTGTATATGTTCCCAAAGTCCCCAACGATCCCGATTGGGCGATTCTTTCGGTTGATTGGAAAACTCCGTCTTTATTGTAGTCTACCCAAGCTGCGATGTAATTTGAAGAATTATAAGTTCCTACTTGTAAAGTAATTGAATATGTATTTCCAGCAGTAAAAACTGCAGTTTTAGTATTCGATGGAGGAAAAAATTCATAGTCAGGGGGATGTGCAGAAAATGGACATTGTGCGGGTGATGGTGAACAGGACGAAGGACCATTTGTGTTGTATTGATTATTTATACCCGGAGCAACATCACCAACACATATTACCCTATGAATATAGTCATTGTTTGTGTAGTTTTGCCAAGAGGTTCCACTTGAATATATAGGTTGACAATAAACCAAATCTATGGGTCTTCCCCCCGTCAAAGTTTGAGGAATTGGTGTTCTTGCCGTAGGTGTTGATCCTACAATGGTATTGAATCCAACCACATCAGCATCAACAAAATTTCCAATACCTGCACTTAAATTTATATCATATGTAACCCAAAAATAGTTATCACCATTATCTAATCCTGTGAAAGAAGTTGTTAAAAATGTATAATTTGTGGACCAAGGATTTACAACATTTCCAAGTAATATTGCGGTATTTTGATCAAAGAAGTTTGTTCCGCCAGTAAACCAAAGTTTAGCTGCCGTAATATCTGTGACAGGATTGCTACACCCGTTGGTGTTAAAAATTAAATCTCTAAGACCAATAGCGGTTCCTGATCCAACAACACTAATTCTTAAACCAACAACATCCTGATTTACTTGATTCGGAGCTGTAGGTGCGGTATTTTGAAATATAAGTGCTGAGGACACATAGGATTGATTAACATTTGGATATGTGTTAATTGTAAAATCATCAACATAGATATTATTACCAAAAGCACTCGCCCCAACAATACTTATAAACACATTATTTGATCCCAAGAATGGAGCCGCACCTGGTATTGTAAAAGTAACCTGATACCAAGTTCCACAAGTTGTCGTTGGTGCCGCTCCACAATACCTTGGTATGTTTGCAGTTGCGTTTATACGAACAGGAGTTCCTGACATATTATTAACAGTATTTGCATATACATTGACACTATCTAATGATGTTGTATACCCATTATCTCGGAACATCCAAAAACTACCAACAGCCCCTGTTACGGGCATTGATGTCATATCTAGCCGTTTTGTGGTTAGATACGCCTTTTCACCTAATGGTATTGAAAATGATCTATATCTGGCCATTCCATTACCTGTTCTTGGGTTTGTGGTAGGATTTACCGAACCAATACCTGACATATCCCAATAGTTATCAGGATCGATACTTACCCCATATTTACCTGTTGTCCAACCCAATGGTAGAGAATTGGTAGGATAAATCGTTGACCCTTCAAATGATTCATTATACGGCACTTGTGCTTTGGTAAATCCAAAAGACAAAAAAAGATATAAAAACGATAAAAATGTGTATTTAACTAATTTCATTTTGTATAATTTTAAAAAATTTATAAAAATTTTATTTTGTATTTATTAAATAAATACAACATAAATAATACAAAGAAAATTACTTTAGAAAAGGGGTATACGCCAATCTTTTGTTACTAATTTGTAACTTATTGAAAATTCAAAAAACATATAAGAATCTTTGTCTCTTGGGTCACCTCTTTGTTCACCAGGTTTTGTAATATATGGGAATTCCTGATTGGATCTATCGGCAAAAGCGACTGATATTGGACCTTTTTCTTCTAATAAAACTTGTGGATCAACATAAGATGTGCTCACATCATCAATATAATCTGTAAAAGTTTTTCTAATACCGTATCTAAATCCGATACCTAACTTTCTGTTAAAAGCGTATCTCATCCCGAATCCAACAGGTAAACATAATTGAGTTAATTTGTATTCCTTTCTTCCTTCTACAATTCCTTGTCCTTCAGTTGAGAGTGGTTTAAGTCTATACCAAGTTCCATCTAATTTTGCCTTTGGGTCAAAATGAAAAACTCCTATTCCTGCAAAAACATAAAATGAATAGTCATATCCTCGTCTACCCCTAACACCCATTAATCGATATCGGTGTCCCAAACTTTCTCTTATTAGTGCATATTCACCATTTACTGTTAATTCGTAGATATCAGTCTTAAAACTTAGATTTCTATAACTTCGAAAAAATTCTTGTGTAAGATTATCTCTTCCTGATAACTTACCATAGGTAAAAATCGTGTTTACATAAACTCTTGGTTTCCATCTATATCTAAGTCCTGTTGATATGGAAAATCTTGTTTGACTCATTTCTAAGTCTTGGAAATCGTTGGTTCCTATCGCATCTTTCCCTCCTAAATCGCCTAAAAAGTTAGATCCACCCAACCCTATATGATACTCCAACCTCTCCTTTTTCCATCTCCTCGAATAGTATTGACCATATATCGATTCGGCACTTATCAAAAGAATTAAAAATGTAAATAATAAACGAACCATTTTCCATAAATATCTCGAATCTATAGGTAAAATGATTCGTTTACTAAGGAAATGTTAAATTTTAGTAAACATATACTACAAACTCTTGAGAAACATATCCATCGGATGAAGTTATAATACACAAATAACTTCTATTTGGCACGACACCGTAGGAGTATCTGGAAAGTCTAATGGGGTCTGAATAATAATCGGTTGAAGCTCGTCTCCAATTACGACCATACATATAATATGAACCAAAGGGATCTTCAATCCAAAGAGTAAATGATTTGGTTTCAGAACAATAATTGTCAAAATAAATGTAAACCGTTCCTCCAACTTGATTATGACCTACATAGTCTATATAATCAACACAAGGATAAGAATAAACGGAATATGGATCATCATCTACAACAATACAAGATGAAAATGACAGAGTAAAAAGAGTCAGAAGGATTAAGAAGTATTTTTTCATTTTTGTAATTTTATTTTACAAATATACAAAAAAATTATGGATTTGCATCATCAGTGAAAAAATTTGTTAAAAATTTTCCAACAATAGTTAAAAATAAGGATGTTAACTGAATTATTTGATCAAAACCACCAGCAATTGTATATGTTGTCATTGCTAAACCAACACCTAATAAAGCATCCCCTAACTTTCTCCATTTCTGTGGAGTTGGTGCCCAATAATTCTTTTTAATTTTTGTTGGCATTTATTTTTTTATAAGAAGTTTACATCAACAACATAACTAATATTATGGAATGGAAACTTAACCATTTTCATAACATTATCTTTTATTTTTTTTATATAAATATTTACATCACTTGCAATTTCCTTTTTATTCCTCATACAATCTCCACTATCTTTTAATGTTAAAACAATTTTAAGTTTTTTATCATATCCTGATAAATTGAATTGTTGGACAAATATTGTTGGATTTATTTCAACCGAAACAATACAACTGTGTTTTTTTTTAATTAATGTATTAAATACTTTATTTAAATTCATCCAAAGGATATATTTTTCTTGTCTTGTCATTATTTATAAATATTATCAATCCTACTATTGAAAAAACCTTTAGAAATATTAGTTAACGGATTGTATAAAAATGAAATGAAATTGCTTTTTGGTGAAAATTTCAAAATAGTAATTGGACATTTTGTTAAGCAATCCAAAAGTCACCATTTTATTGTTCACGCCAAATTGGTTCTTGAAGATCCTATAATTATTACTGAGAACTATAGCGGAACCCTAAGTTCTGTAAATGAAGATGTTTGTTATTATGTTAACAAAAGTCTAAAATTTATGGGGGCAACTAAAGAGGCTTTGGTTATTACAACAATTGATGTTAACTAGCCTTTATTACTTGACTTAATCCCGCAAACATTCCCCTACACTCTTTTAATCTCTTTATTGTGTTTGGATCTTGTCTTTCAGCATATAACATTTCTAATTTTGACGATAGATCTAAATCACTATGTAACTTTTGAATCACATCATCATCCATTTTACCTGTAAGTGTTGTTACCAGATTGTCACATAATACTCTCATTTGTGTGCAATTGTCGTGTGGATATTCATTTCTCCCAAGTTTTTTTGATGTGTCATACAATAACTCAGATATTTCTAACAAAAACTGAGATGTTTGTTGGTTAATTTCTCTCTTATTTTTTTTCATTTCTGAAATCCAACCAAATATTGTCTTACCTGACTCCCAAATTAGTTCTATCATCTTTTTTTTATTTTATAAATATTTATAAATTAAAAAGGAAACAAAATGATATTACTACAAGACATCGCAGTTGCTGATACGGTTGCAGAGGTGGCTGAAGCGGCACAACAAGTTGTTCCAAGTTTTGGAATATTCGAACAATTAACCCAATATGGTGCTTTGGGCATTATTGTATTAGGGTTGGGTGCCGCTGGTTGGTATTTACTTAAAAGGCAAATTGACAACCAAGATAAATTAAATAAAAAGCTCACAGAAATGGAAGAAGAGCAAAGAAAATCAAGAAAAAGAAAATGATGATACTACAATCAGTTGTCCCAAGTATGGGAATATTTGAAACCTTAACCCAATATGGTGCTTTAGGTGTTATTACTTTAGGTCTTGGCGCTGTTTTGTGGTTTTTACTTAAAAGACAAATCGCATCTGAAGATATGTTAAGGGACAAAGTAGATGAACTTCAAAAAGAATTGAGTGAATATATAAACGAAGACTCAGAAAAACTCAAAGAAGTTATAAATAACAATACAAATGCTCTTAGAGATTTGAAGGATGTTATTTTGGGTGGGTCGAGAACTTCAAAAACTAAGAGAAAAAATGAAGAAGATTAAAATAGTTTTATTTGTTGGTGTCCTTTTAATTGTCCTTAACATATTTTTTGCTGGCGATAAGCATGTAGAAGTTGTTGAGGATAATATTTCTTTAACAGAAGAGAACCAAAAACTTGAAGGTGAAAATAGATCACTTAGGACTGAAAACGCAGGTTTAAAACAAGAAAATAATAATTTAAAAGTTGCAATTAATGAGAAAAATGAAAACCCTCAACCCAAGAAAATGGTTAATAACGATGACAATGATAATGGCACTGCCTTTAGTTTCGTTGTCCCAACCGAAGTATCCGATTACTAAAATAATTAAAAAAGATACTGTTGTTGTAATGAAGCTTTCACAAGCTCAAGACATCAATCGTAAATTTTCAAAATTTAAACTATACATTGATAGTTTAAATAAAGCTTGTGGTGTTAAGGTAACTGAACTTAATAAGATCAATGATTCTCTTTTATTTGAAAATACTAATCTTCAGGTTGAAGTTGAAAAATCAACGACACAATTAAATAAGATTGAAACTTCAGTAAAAGAACTTACACAACAAAAGTCATTAGTCTATGGTATATCACCAAATAGTGATACAATCTATTATTACAATATAAACAGACAAAAGAAATTCAAGACAAAAGATTTTAACACTTGGTCTGTTCAGGCTAACATCAATTATTACTACGGCACATTTGACAGAATTAGTAATGATGTCTTTGAAACTTCTGTTTCATCTAAACTTAATTTTGGTTTAAGAGTAAACAAACAACTCTCACCTTTTGGATCTGTTAATTTAGATCTTTACAAATCTTCGTTCAAAGGTGATGATGGAAAACTTAATTATAATACAAAAGTAAATTATCAGATTTCAGTTTTACCTCAAGTTCAAATTGGTAATGTTCAATTTTTGAATAACTATAAAAACACAATATTTTATTTTTATACAGGTGTTGGTTTAATTAATTTTAAAACTGATACAGAAAAAAATGGTGTAGTTGTATCTGGGGAAAAGAAAACAGATTTAATCCTACCTTTTGGTGTTGGGGCGAAATATAAAATAACAGAAAGAAGTTCGGTTAATTTAGAATTTTGTTTTAACTATTATATGGGTGATGATTTGGATGGTTACAAACAAATTTTCTCTGATAACGACACATACAATAGATTCTCATTAGGTTACAATTATCAAATAGGTAAAAAAGGTAAAAAGTCTTTGACTTGGTTTAACCCTTTTGATATGAGATATGACGATTCTTTTGAAAAGAGGTTTATTCAGATAAAATAATTTTCTCGAATATAATTTCTAACAATTCCGTTCCAAATTTTATATTGGAAGATTAATAAAACTATGGTTCCAATAACGGGCATTGTCAGAGTTAATAATAAAAAAAGTTTGAATGATTTGGACAAATAAATAACATCATTATTATCCAAATAAAGGGCATATAGTAATCCAAAAATTATTATCAGTTCCATTTTGCTAATATACAATATTTTTTCCCATATTTTACAAATAGAAGAAATTTTTCTATACTTATGAGAGATGAGATTATTGGTTTTTCTAATTTTATTACCACTTAATGTTTTTTCTCAGATTCTTGTAAATTCAGTTGGGACTCCTGTTCTAACAAATTTTGATCTGAATGGAACTTCAAACTGCACCGCAACCATAACTTGGGCGGACAATACTACAATTCTTGGTTGTTACACAAATAAATTAGTTTACAATTATTCTAACGGATGTAGTAACAATGGTGGAATTCATTTGTCGGGTGTTAATGGTGATGTTGCTTTTGGGGCTAGATCATCAGGATCTAATACAAATGTTAAATTTGGGGTTAGGTTTAAAAATAACACGGGAATAACCATAACCAAAATTGATATTAACTTTAATCAAGAACAGTGGGGAAACGCTAATACAGACTCTCTCAACATCATTGCGAGTGTTGCCAATTTTGATTATGTAATTTCTCCAACAGTAACAACTATTGGTGCCGTTACAACAGGAAACAATTCATCTTTGACTTTAAGATCGTTAACCCCATTTGGATTATGTCCAACAACAATGACGGCAATACCTGGTGGGTTATCCAAACCATTTTCAGGTGTTTTAAATGTGAATCTCCAACCAGGAGATGAAATATTACTCAGATGGACTTACTTAGACACCCCCTGTAACAACAATCCGTTACTTATAGACGATCTTTCGGTTACATTCAATGTCGAACCCCTACCAATAACATTATCTCTTTTTAGGGGAGATTATAACAAAAATACGGGTAATATAGATTTATATTGGCTTGTAGATTCTCAGATTAATAATGTTGGTTATTATGTTCAGAAATTAATTAATAATTCTTTTCAGAATATTGGTTTTGTTGAGGGTTTGGGATCAACAATAGTTCAACAAGAATGTAGTTTTTCAGATCCAAGTGTAGAATATAACCAAGTTTACTATTATAGACTTGTTCAATATGACTACGATGGTCAATATGAAATTTTTAACCCAATACCTGTTAGAACCCCAACGATAATTGTTGAGGAAGAGTGGTGGAAAAAATGGGATTTATTAGGAAGACAAATTAAATAGTCTTCAAGTATTCTTTAAGTGTTTTCATATTAAAGTAATACTGTTCATTTTTTGGCTTGTTGATCTTGTGATGAAGTTCCCAATCCTTGATTGATTTCTCCTCAGTTGGTTTTTCATCTTTGATGTAGTCATAAAGTTTCGAAATCTTTTTCATCATCTTACTTGATACTTGTTTCATTTTGTTTTGTTCGTATTTAAAAAACGCTTCGTAATCTTCACCAAATCTTGTAATTTCATTATAAAACTTATCTACTATTTTTTGTTTTTCAGGTTTAAATACTCCTAACATTTTTTCAAGTGGTTCTTGTGCCATAATATCTGCAAATATGCTTAGAGACTTTGTGCCAAGAGTTATCATTACAGCTTTTAATATAACTTCAACAGCTTGATCGTCGTTTTCTACTTCTACACCTTCGTTTCCTAAAATTTCATACACTCTTGGTAAATAATTATATACTTCTTTTTTCATTTTGTCAAAATCAAATGAATTAATTCTTTTTAGTCTTGAATAAACTTCATTACTTAATAAAAATTCCACAAAGTCTTTTTTGGGTATTCCCTCAAGATCCAAAGATGCTGCAACCTCAGATGGTCTGACCAAGTTTTCAATGTTTGAGGTATAATAAAGATCCATTATAAAGTCATCAATTGGTGGTATACCAAAAAAGGTTCCTGTTTTTGACAGATATAAAGAGTGTTCCTTAGTTGTATAAAATTTCCTTTTCAACATATCATATCCGTGTTTAAGTTCGTGACTTAAAATTGGTATAAACATCTTTTTATTTTGAATCAAATAATCCAAAATTTCACTTTTCTTAAATTTTGGACTTGTCACCAAGTCCATACCCATTCTAATTGTTTTGGGTTCACTTCTATCAAATTTCAAAAGATTTAATTTTGAAAAACTAAGTCCTCCTCTAACCGCCATACTAGCCAAAGCAATTTTTTCATTTTCCATAGGATGAAAATTAACCTCAAGTTCAATTTTATTAAACTTGTGATCTCCAACTATGAGTTGTTCCTTTTTTGGTAGATCTACCTCAACACTCATACCTTTCACATTTTTTCTTGTTGTTTGTAGTTCTTCAATAATTTTGTCATAAACCAACATTGCGGCTTTTACAATACCTTCGGGAACACCTAAAGCTTCTGATATAATAGATTTGTTCATATACATAAATATAACATACTATAATAAATAAAAAACCCATCCGAAGATGGGCTTTTTATTTCCTTTATTTTTTTGATTAACAATTATTTAAGAATATTGCTCTTTTTGGTGCGGTAAAATAAAATGGTAGAGATGCTCTAACATATACTTTCTGATCAACAGAATTACGCTCATAATAAGTAATACCCATTACATAATCATATCCTGGCCATACTGAACATCCTGAACCTAAAGTATAATAATAACGATTGGTGTTACTGAGTGATCCACCACCAGTACATCCATTGGTATGTCCTACAGGTGCGAATGAAATGTAATAATATCTTGCTATAGTATAACAAGAATCAATTACGGGATTAAATCCAGGTTGAGGATTCCAATTAAATACAATTGTTCCACAAGCTGAAGTGTCCATTGTAATATTAAAATCATAAGTTGGAAGGTTTACAATTGGGTATACTGGATAATTTCCGCATGGGTTATATCCTGGTGTATTTGGATTGTTTGGATTTCCTCCACCACCTCCACCTTTTTTATCAGTAACTCCTGATGTTTGACTCATTGGTGTTACATCGGATTCTTCGCAAGCAACAAAAATCGTTGCACTTAACACAAATGCCAATATTGTGGCAATTATGATATTTCTTTTATTTTTTAACATTTTTTTAAATATTAATTGGTTTATTTTACCATAAATAGTATGATTTGGGTGGAAATACCTAGTTTTTCAGTGAAATCAATAAAAAAAGGTGAGGATAACCTCACCTTAATTTTTCCTCTAACTAAATATGATTACTTAGCGGGTTCTGCTACAGGAGCGGCTGCGGTAGAATCAACAACAGTGGCTTCAGCTGCGGGAGCTTCAGTTACAGTTGTTACTTCAGCTGCAGGAGCTTCAGTTGCAACTTCTTCAGTTTTTACTTCTTCAGTAGAACCACAAGAAGCCAACATCAAAGAGGCCGCGAGCAAACTTACAAATAGAACGTTCTTTTTCATAATGTTTTTTAATTTGGTTTATTTAGGTTTCAAATATAAATATAAGAAAAGTTATAGTAAATATTTAATTAATCAAATTTCCAAAAAGATTTACTTTTCTTGTTTCAAGTCTTGGGAGATCTTCATTAATTTCAACAACCCTCAAAATAAGACTACAAACATTTCTTAACCCAATTGGTTCTCCCGGCACAATGTAGGCATCTTTTTTTCCAATACCATCAACATCTTGGATAATGGGGGGATATTTTGTCAACATATATTGACCGTTTAACTGTCGTGTGAGATATAATTCCATAATTCAAAATATAGTTTTTTATTTGGAAATTATCAAACCTTTTTCTATTTTTGTGTTATGAATATATTCTTCTTAGATCGAGATGTTAAAAAATGTGCTCAGTATCATTGTGATAAGCATGTTGTTAAAATGATTTTGGAATCCGCGCAACTTTTGTGCTCGGCTCATCATATGACCGACCAAGTAACCGACCAAGTTCCGTATAAGTTATCACACAAGAATCACCCCTGTTCTATATGGGTTAGAGAATCTCTGTCACATTATTTATATCTTTGTGAACTTGGACTCGAACTTTGTAAAGAATACTCCTATAGATACGGAAAACGACATAAATCACAAGAGGTAATAGAATGGTGTTTAACCAATAAAGTAAAAATTTTAGATAAAGGTTTTTCAGACCCACCAAAGGCGATGCCTGATGAATATAAAGTTAAAGATGCTGTAGAATCTTATAGGAATTACTACAAAGGAGCCAAGATGGAATTTTGTAAGTGGAAAAATAGACCTGTTCCTGAGTGGGTTACGGAATCGGTGAAGATTGTGGTGGAAACCAACCCATAGCCTCAAGTTGGGCCTCTGTTTGGAGTAGAGATTGTTCCGAAGGATCTAACAAATCTGTTTGATCATCAGGAACCATTAAAGCAGTTGCTGGTGGATTTGTATATGATGTAATCCATCCAAACCAATATTTTGTTATATCGCTATTACAACCTTGATTTATTGCAATTTCTTCACTCCGATCTTGAGCGTCTTGTTCGTTAGCGTAAATTAGATATTTCATTATAATGAAAAATATGTGATAATATTTGTGTTTATTGCAGAATTATTTGATGTTTGGTCTGTTGTGTAGAAAATACATTCACTAATATACCCATTTGAATTTTGACCTCCCCTTCTTCCAACTCCTTGGAATGATCCAAAGGCTATTGCTCCTGATAATGTTATTGTTTGACTCACATTATTTAAATACGCCAAGAAATTTGAACTTGGAGTTGTAACCCAATATGTTGTGACTAATTTCAATCCAGTTGCATTGTAATTGAAAGTAGCATAGAATGTTGTCGATGCCATATAAATTTTACCATCATTATACTTCCATGCTGCATAAGGGAATACCGTATTGGTATTGGTTATAGATGCCATAATATCTCCTGTTGAGTATCTTCCCATAGTTGCATAACATCCCCAAGTTGATGTGTGAGCAATTATATTTGTTAATAATAATGATGATTGGTTGACCGAAGAATACTTTAAAATTGGTTTTCCGTTTTCAGTTAATATTGTTCCACCCGATACAATTTGAGGCTGTAAAGATGCTGTTGTTTGAACCAAATCATTTACACTTCCACTTTGGTCATACCATTTGGTTATAAATCCATCACTAACACCAACAAAAGATGATAATGAAGTTGTGTCTAGGTCATTTCCTGTAAATCCAATATCTTGTTCTGTATTATCGGACGATCTTCTAACTCTTAATGCTGATCCTGAATAAGAACTTCTAAGTTTTCTCACAGAATATGCAACTGTTGCACCACTATATGTGTCTAACAATAAAATATTAGGAGGTGTTACCGATGGAGTAACTGTTGTGGTAACTGATGGTGTTGGTGTGTTTGTCTCAGTTACAGATGGTGTCACTGTAACAGTTGGTGTTGGAGTTTGAGTAACAGTTGGTGTTGGAGTTGGTGTTATGGATGGAATAGTTGGAGTTGGGGAAGGTTCAGGAATAAAAGGAATTTGTGGTTGATTAGAAACGGTTGGTTCATTGGGCGATTTACCAAATTTAAATTTGTTTATATTCGCATTTGTTTCCCTTATACCACCCATACCACCAATGTCCGATCCAGGAACAATCATTGTTGTTCCATTGATTAACTTTCCTGATCTTTTTCTACCTGTAAATCCCATTTGTATATAAATAATCTAATTATGGTTTTTATAAATAAAAATCCGAATAAGGTAGCGACACGATATTCGGATTTAAGTTGCCGTGCAACTTTTACGGTCCTAAGACGTAAGTTTTTACTAATATCCTAATGATTTTAGTTTTGTTTCAAGATCATTTATGTTTTGTTGTTCTTCCCTTTTTTGTACCGCATCAAAAACCGAACTATATACTTGTCCAGCAGCGGCATATCCGCCTATATTTAACGCCAAATTACCAGAAAACTTTAAACCTGTTTTTGCCAAATTTTTTAATTGTTCTTTTACCGTGGTATTCGTTACATTTACCGACGCCTTTGATGCTGTTGATTTAACACTATTACTTAATTCATTTGAGACAAATTCTCCGTTTTTTGAGATTCCTTCCACAACGGATTGTTCAATCTTACTCAAATTTTTTAAATTTCCTGATGATAATTTTTGAGCTAATAATTTCATACCATTGGTCCCTAATTGTTTAATACCAGGTATTTTTCCCACAATTGAAACAACTCCAGGTAAAATAGCAAACATCGCCATAAGTCCTGCCATTTTTTTATCCCCCTCTTGTAAATATTTTGCCGCATCCAATAATTGAATTCCCGCAGACATATAAGGTCCAACAACAGGTATAAATGCGGTGGCTATTGACAACAAAATGGCAGTTTCGTGGGTCCACTTAGGGTCTACATATGCCAAACCAGGTCCTAATCCTATTACCGATTGTTCAACTAATAAACCATATTGTTTTTTTGTTATAATGTATTTCATTTGAACATATCCTCAACATTATTAGGTTTATGTGAACCACCTTGGTTTGAACTGTATAATACTTGATATTCGGAATCAGTAACTCCTTTTTTTGTATCAATTGGTTTAGATAGCTCATATCTATAACCAATATTTTTGTTAATCATTTTATCACCAGAGATAGTCCCACTCGATTTGTAACCACTAATAGCACTTTCAATATCTTTTAAAAATTCTTTTTGTGCATTTTTTGCAAAAACACTAGATGGTACATATATTGTTGTTCCTTTTCCGTATTGAGTTGTTCCTGCGGTTCCAATACTTCTTGTATACATATCTCCACCACCTATTTTCATACCAGCACCCCACTTTCTAACAACAGGATCCAATTTTTCAAACAAATAAGCGGCATCATCTAAGTTATCTGAAAATACGTGAAATTTCCAACCACTCATATTGCTAGTTGGTTGGTGTGTTTGAACCCATCCTGCTTTTGAGTACATTTGTTTAAATTGCAACCCAACTTGTCCTAATTTCACAGCCGATGCGGTTGCCGATGCACCTCCTCTACTTTTCAAATTCATAAGTGCGGAGTCAAAAAAAGATCTGAATTCAGTTCCATCGGCTAATTGTCTAGGAAAATAATTAATTACCGCACTTTTAGGTAATTTTCCTGTCATAACAGCATCTAAGGCATCACTAAGAGTTTTGGCAGAAACTTTAGCTCCTGATGCTGATAATAGAAATAATTGACCCCCTTCTTGCGTAATAACTTTAGAATTTTGTAGAATTTTTGCTGATTTTTTTTCTAATTCTCTCACTATGTCATCCGACATATTTGTAGATGCTGTTTTGGCTAAATTTTTTCCAAATAAAGCTTCAATTGCCGCATATTGTTCATTCAAGTAGTATAACTTTCGAATTGATTTTTTCTCGTCTTCAGTTAAAATAAATTTTTTCATTTTGTTTCCAATTTATAAATAAATATAAATTAATTTGTATATTTGCATCATTATGAGTCAAAATTTAAAAATATCAAAAGGTATTCATAGAAAACTTATGATGGATATGGGTGTTTATAACATTCATAAACAAAAAACATATAAATCAAAAAAAGAATACTCACGCAAACAAAAATTTAAAAAATGTTTGTTCGAGTAAACATTTTTTTGTATATTTGCATCCTGCTCGGGTGGTGGAATAGGTAGACACGCAAGACTTAAAATCTTGTTCCCCTAAAAGAGAGTGCGGGTTCGATTCCCGCCCCGAGTACAAAATACTGTAAAAACCTAATTATCAATATTAGGCACAACATTATTATCAATATTAGACACAAAAAGAGGTTGATTGGGATATAGGTGCGACCCCTTAGGTAAGTAACGCCAATCGTAAAAGTAGATGTCCACTCACCCATCTTCTACTTTCCTTATTATAAAAAGTTAAAATTAATTTTTAAATGAAAACAAAAGAGTCCGTTTTTTTAGATATGGTCAAAGATCTTACACCATCTATACAAGTTGGGGTAAGGACCGATGTAACCTTTAGGGTTAAAAATGTTAGAAAAACTGAAGACAAGGATCTTTATGAATTTGATTGTGTAATTTTAAAAGCAGTCAAAGAGAATGTTCCGTGTCCTTGCAAAAAAAATGCAAAAGTAACCATCAGTGAAATAAATTTCCAAGAATATAGCGGTGGTCAAACAAGAAGATTATACCAACAATTCAGAACAGCATTTATTCATAATGAAGGTAAATGTAACGCTGATTTTATTAAAATTAGAGATTCGATGAAGTTATTTGGTATGTCTGAAGAGTCTTATGTTGCAAATATTTTTAGAGAAAAAAATAATGAGAAAAATTATTAATTATATTTTGGGGTCTATATTTGAGGGATTCGTAATGAGTTTTATTGCTGTGGTCGGAGCATTTGTATATGTAAAAATGCATATTGATAATTTTTTTAAAAAATTTAAGAAAAAGAAAAAAAAATGATTATATTTGTATTCTAAATCTAAAACAAAATGAAAAACATTATTTTCTCAGTATTTGTATTTGGAATCTTTGCTTGTCAGTCAACCAAACAATCATCTAACTGTCATTATGTAAAAACTTGTCAGGATGAGTATGTTTTGGAATGTCCAAATGCTATGAGCCATATTATGTCATATCAAGACAGTGTTACTTGGGGATATCTTCCTGATACTAATACCTACTTTGTTTTTGGTGATACCTTGTTGAAGTTTGAGGACTATCTTATCAAAAAAGAAGAGTTGAATCGATCATTGGATTCTCTACACAAATCTTGGGATAAAAATTAAGCTTCGTTGTTTTCAAACTTACTTATTATTTTGGTTGCACATGCATCCAAAGACCCAAGAGTTGTAACTTGTTCACTACCTCTTTTCAATGTGATATTTGGAAATCCCTTATAAACCACAACATACCTTTTAGTTTTTGTGTCATATCTTTCGATGGTAACATAAGGGACATCTGCATGAACACCTTTATCCCTATCCTTAACATTTATTCCTTGAATTGCCAATGTTATGGAATTTTGTCCCTTCGATAATATTTCAGAAGCTGTTTCCGTATCTAATGTCCAAGTGCAAACTCTATTTTTACCATCAACTTTACGAACAACAGGAACTTTTTGGAAAAGCCCTGAAACCGTTTCAGGTGGTGTTTGATTTTCACCCTTGTTATTTAAATTTGCGGTCCCAATCCAAACACCATTCATCAGAACTTTAAAAATACCCTCGTTACAATTATGAACAGTAGGGAATTTTGTTAAATGTTTTTCTCTATTATATTCTACGGAGACTCTAAGATTACCGATACATTCACCCTTTGTCTTGACAGACATTTGAATTCTAACAAATTGATCTTTTTTAAATAAATCTCTCAAAGACTTACATTCACTTGAATTGAGATTTGATCCGCACACTTTTTGATACTCAGATTTATTATATTCTGTTGATCCTACGATTGGTTTTATATTAACTGTAGGTCTGTTTTTAATTAAACCTTTTCCTTGTAAATTATCTAATTCGCTCTCAATTTTTGTTTTGATGGTTTCCCCTCTAAATTTTGCAAGATCACCTGTGTTTAGAGGTTTATTTTTTTCTTTATCGTAATTAGGTAATTGAGATTCCCCAACTTCAATTGTTAATGTTATATCTGCTGTAGGATTTTCTGTTAAGAAATTAGAAATTTCACCAAGTTTTACTTGAAAATCTTTTTTTACTGTATCGGGTAATTTACCGTAACTATAATATCCCGCATCCCAATTTCCTGTAATATCTATTGTTTTTGATTTACCTTCCTTTTCAGTTCTGATTTGTTCACTAATAACCTTTTTTACAATTCTGTAAAGATCTTGTTCGGTTAGTTTTACTATTCTTTTCATATTATAATTAATAAATATTTGAAATAATAGATATTTTATTGTATATTTGTATTCTATTGTGAATCACCCTTCTCCGTGGGGAATCTACTCGAGCTCTAAATGATACAATAAACGGACCTATAGTTGGATCGACGGATCCTAACCCTTCGTGGTCTGAGGGGATTGTAGTCAGACCTGAAACAGATTCACAATTTTAATATGGTTCCGTAGCTCAGCTGGATAGAGCAACAGATTTCTAATCTGTCGGTCATTGGTTCGAATCCAATCGGGATCACCACAAAAAAACCCTCACTAAAAAAAAGTGGGGGTTTTGTATATTTATTAGTATGTCAGAGAAAGAAAAACCTAAGAAAAACACAGATCCAAAACAATCTCACCAAAATAATTACATCAAAAAGAAAAAAACCTTTAGGATGGGTGGTAAAAGAGGTGGAAACAATCTATTTTTTAATTTTAAGATGGATCTACCTTATTAGATTAATCTTATTTATTTAGATTTGCTATAGGCATATTTGATTTCTCCATAATACAACTTCCTAAATTCACGCTATTAGTTACAGCATCTTGAATGGCATTAATACATTCTGATGATGTTGGGCCAGTTGTACAAGCTGATGGAAATTCCACATCATTTTCTTCAAAACATTGTTTAACAAATGGACTTGTTGACATTTTTTCAATTTGTTCTTTTCCCATTTCTTTAAAAAAATCAAATCCTTGTTTCATCATTTCTCCACCCTGTTTAAAAATATCCCCAAAATCAGGAAAACCTTGTTCGTTTAAGTAATGATTCTTGGTCGCTTTTTTATGCATTTCAAGAATCCTATTTTTTTCATTTTGATCTAAATTAAAATTTGTCATTTTTTTTATTATTTTATGTTTATTCTTCAGGATTTATCCATTTGGTGTGAATAGGTGGTCCAGACACTTCGTGATAAATCCCCTCAACCTCCTCTATTTCATCTTGTAACATTAAAATTTCGTGGGCTAAAATACTTAGATGTCTTGGGCCATTATCTGAAAGATTATTTAACACTTCGGCCAAATCATTAGGTTCAAGGTAATCTATACTCAGTTCTGCTGCCAAATTTTCATCTATATCGTTAATCTCATCAAAAGCATCACTATAGAGGTTATCCATATGTTTATACAACATATCTAAGTGTTTAACAATCTCTTCTTCAGAAGGTTCTTTATTTTCTTCGTAGTTGAAATCAACCTCGTTTAAATCTTCTTTAATAGTTTTTTTATGAGTTTTGATTTTACCTTTTTCTTCGGATATGACTTTGCGTATAAGGTTTGATAATTCTGTTTCATTTAATCTGATTACTTTTTTCATTTTTCTTTGTTTTTTATGATTAGTTCTCCCTGAACTTCCAAAAGTCCAACAAGTTTTTGAAAATCTATTTGATTCATTTCGACATCTTCTGTCAATTTACATAATTTTTTCAAATTTTGTTTAAATTCTTTCTTTGTTTTTTCCAAATCAAAGTCACCATTTGCAGCATCTTCATAATATGAAAGTTTAACAACGAAATGGTGATAGGTTAACATTGCTGGTCCACCCTTTTCTTTTGCGCTTTTAACAATCTTGGATGCCCCTGAAAGCCTTTTTTCTGAAAATTCTTCGAATTTTGACTTTTTTTGTTCGTATAATAAATTTTCTAATTTCATTTTATATAAATATAACCAAATCAAAGATTATTTTGTATATTTGTGGTATGGCAAAGAAATTCGTTATACCCAATATGAGAGAAATGAAATCAGAATATCCTGATTGCACAATCATTTCAAGATATGACGCAACCAAAATGACCCAAGGTCCATTAGAAGTGGAAATAATTTACAAAGAAGAACCTACATTAAAGAAAAATAAAAGATCCAAATAATTTTTCTTCATATTTATTAATATGAGCGGAATGAATCTTAATGCAAAAGGAATAGCCCTTACATCTGTTCTTTCAAAAAAGTTTGAATTTATTAAAAAAGTTACGGTAACCATTTCAGATAAACAAGATTCAGGTTTGATGTCTTGTGATTATAATTTATATTGTGATTATGATATACTGAGTGACTATACTGATGGATCTGCAATTGAATTTAAAAAAACCACATTATCGGTAATGTTTTTGGATGGGGATAGTGAAGTTGAGTCGGATATTAGACGCACAATTAGAGAAGTTAACAAAATGGTTCCACCTGAAATTTTTAATGGAAAAATTTTTGTTTTTGATATTTCTAAAAATTAATTATTTTTTTTTGTTTTATTCAAAATAGTTTATACATTTGTATTCTAATAACAAATTAAAATGAAAAAACTTGTTGTAGTTGTTATGATGTTTGTTGGGGGTGTTTGTTACGGTCAATCACCAAACGACACAATTATTCATCGGGAAAATATTGATCTTAGATATTTGGAAAAATTGTGCATGGAGGTTTTGAATGAATACAGATTATCAAAGGGAGTTAATATTTTGAAGGTCGATTCAAATTTATGTAAATCATCTATCAAACACTCCCAATGGATGGAAAAAAATAACAAATTTCAACATAGCCATAGTGGTGTTGGTGAAAATATTTTGGAGTTGTCTATTAGTTGGGGTCTGACCTACAAACTTATGTCAGAAGCAATTATTCAGTCTTGGATTGAGTCTCCTCCTCATAATGCCAATATGTTGGATTCTGGTTACAAATTTATGGGACTTGGTGTTCAACTATATCATACAAAATATAAAACAAGGGGATTTTATGTGACCCTTCAGTTAAAATAATTAACGGTTCTGTATTGTAGTTGGTCCTTGTTCATTTAATCCATACATTTGTCGTATAGATCTTTTTTCTTCTTCAGTTATAATAAATCTTTTCATATCACTTTAGACTTTTTAACACTTCAGAGTTCAATTTAATTTGTTTGTTGTTTTTAAAAATGTTTTTTCTATTACCGAGTTTTTTACTCATTATCTTTCTTTTTGCCATAATATATAAATACTACGGTATGTAATTAAATTACCAAGGACCATCCTCAGCATAATTTTCATATGAGATATATTTGATTGGAATATCATACTTGGTTGAGAAATAATCTTTAACCATACCCATCGCTTGCTCATTACTAACATTAAAAAAATTCTTAACCATTCTTGGTAATGAGAGATCATCAACCCAAAGGTTCTGACCAGCATTACGATGATATGGTGTAAATTCTCTGCTATGACCTTTTTTTTCCACAGGATAATCTCCCAAATAAAAATATATATAACCATAATCATTATAAGTTTTAAACAATTCACCATATATGTGTTTTACAAATCTATCGATGATTGAATTTAACTGATCTTGGGTTATTTGAAATTTTTTCATATTAAATAAATATAAACATAATAAAAAACCCCATCCATAATAGAAGGGGTTTTATAAATTTATAATCTTTTAATTACTTATTTAAATCTTTTTTATCAGAATCATTATTTTCATTAATCAAAGGTTTTGCATCGCCCAATTTGGTTTCAACAAGCTTATTAAACTTTGAGTTATCGATTTTCATTTGACCTTTGTAGTGATTTAAAATTTCTTCTTTCTCACTTTCTGAGATATTATTTAATATGTGTTTCATTGTTTTAGTTTTATATATAAATACTCAGATATTAATCTTCTGTAACGGGAACAACAACATTTTTAACACCCGAGAAATCCTCGGATATATAATATGGAATTCCACCTTTAACTCGTTCAGAAATGGATTGATCATAACCCGTCATATAGATAAAATAGTTTCCACATTTTAATCCTTTAACCAATATATTATCATCACCAACATTACCCACAATAATCAAATCATATTTTGATTTATCATCACCAGGGAATTCTTTTGTATTGAATTTAATAAACACCGAATCCAAATAGTTTTCTTGACTTAAAATTGGATCA